ATTTTAATATCAAAGAGCTTGTATGCAAGCATGTATATAACAAGTTTGGAGAAATGGCTTGGACGTTTTTTGACCCACGATTGCTTGAAACAATATGCGTCATACGAGAAAAGCTTGGTAAGCCTATAACTGTCAATACTTGGCATTCGGGAGGAGGTCTAACGCAAAGAGGACTTCGTTGTAATGTATGCCAATTAGTAGCTGAAAAGACCCGATTGGAGAAGGTATATGTATCTGCACATCTGCAAGGAACTGCACTGGACTTTGATGTGAAGGGAATGACCGCCTTGGAAGTTCGTAATTGGATTAAGGCAAATCAGATACTTCTTCCTTATCCGGTACGCTTGGAACAAGATGTCACTTGGGTACACTTAGATGTACGTACTGATGGAAGTAATGGCAAAGTAACCTATTTCAAAGGATGAAAAAGGTTCTTCTCCTAATAATCCTTTTGCCTCTTTTGTTTTCATGCCGAACTGCAAAAGACTTGGAGAAAAATACAGAAATAAAAGAGATTATCAAAGAACGGCATGACACTTTAATGGTACACACAAGAGATAGTATCTATTTTTCTGTTATTCAAAAAGGCGATACTGTTTTTAATACTAAGTATATTGAAAAAATCAAGTACATAGACAGAACAGTCATACAGAATGATACTATATATCAAGAGAAAGAAGTCATTAAGGAGAAAGAAGTCATTAAGAAACATGTTCCATCATGGTGCTGGTGGCTTTTACTAATTAATGCAGCAATCATAGGAATAATCGGAATTAAATACTACGTAAAATGGCGAACGAAGTAAACCCTATACTGAATATATACAATGAAGATGGCACTCCCTTCCACGACATCAGTTTGAGAAAACACACTTTCTCAACTATTGTTATGTCGTTAAATGACAAGATAGAAGGAGAGTTTTATTATAAAGACAATTCACTTTCGTTTACTCTGCAAGAATATGTAGAGTATAAAGGAATAAAGTACATTCTTAAAAATCCTCCCGTAGTTGTTAGAAAAGGAATGACTTCGGAAAACAGCGAGGCAAAGGGAATGACTAAATATAGTTGTACTTTCTACCATGAAATGATTGAATTGTACAACATTCCCTTTACTGACATTGCTATTAGTAGCAGTGAGGAAAGTTATCGTAGCGAAAAACGGACTTTCTCGTGGATTGGTACATTAAGCATGTTCGTTCAAAAAATCAACTCATGTCTTGTCGGAACTAAATGGACTTGCAAGTTACAGCCAACATTTGTAGATGATGGGACAATGAGTGATGTGTTATCATTCAGTAATCAATTTATTTCAGACGTTTGCAAGACCGCATACGAAACATGGAAAGTTCCATTTGTAGTTGATGGATATACTATTTGGTTTGGCAAGCCATCTAAGGAAATACTCGACGATGAAAACAAGCCATACATATTCAAATTCGGACAAGGTGTAGGACTGAAAAACAACGATTGCACACCAAAGAATAATAAGGTCATTACTCGTATTGCTGGATATGGTAGCAACATTAATATTCCGTATGGCTATCCTATAATTACAGATGCAGACGGAAATCGCATTGAGCACCCATATACTCGTGACACGTTAATGCCATCAGTATATGTAGAGGCAGTTAGAAATAAAGTCTTGTTTGGTTCTAAAGAACCTCTCATTGACTACTATGACGCAGATAGCAGCTATCCTACTCCTATCAATCCTCTTGCACCAGTATTCCATATCCAAGAATTTTCCAGCATACAACCTACTATTAAAGGTATGACATACAAGGGACAAGCTATTGACTTGTTCAAAGAAGTAATAGTACCAGAAGGTGGCTGGGATGATTATATTGACCCCGAAACGGGAGAGGTTAGACAGTCGTATTTTGATGTGACGCTTTATCCTCTTGGCTTTGACTTATATGCACAAGCAGCAGTTACAAGCGGAATGACCTTCTCCATGAAGTCTGGTGACACATTAGGAGCTAACTACGAGGTAGCCGTAGATTGGGAAGATGTAAAAAAGAACTTCTATGTAACTGATGAAGCTGGAAACATTGTATTCAAACCAAATGGAGAACAGGGACTATGCTAAATATCCAGACAGTACAGACCAAGCTATTACTATTAAACTGACAAAGGACTTAGATACATTTGGTACGATAATGCCAAGCAAGTTCCAGCAAGTTAAAACTGGCGACAAGTTTGTCATATTGCACATTGAAATGCCACAAGCATATATAGACAAGGCACAAGAACGTTTGGACGTCGCCATGAAAAGATATATGCTTGAAAATAATATGCCTTTGTATGACTATCCTTTGAGCTTCGACGAACACTTCTTGGAAACAAACCAAGCAATTCTTGCGCAGATTAAGCCTAATACTATTGTCAGATTCTTGTATAAAGACAATGAGGACGCTATGGAATTATCCGTAAAGGAAATGTCAATCCAATATGGTACAAATCCCCTTCCTACTTATAATATTACCTTAACGGACGAAGTGTCTATTGTACTAAATCAGATAGGACAGATAGCTGACGGTCTTAGTAAGTTAGGAAGTCAAGTAGCACAGTTACAAGCTATTTATGGACTTGACATTGTAGGCGAACTGAACAAAAAACTCAGTAGAGTTAAAGATGATACCGCACAAGGAATGATAACTTTCTTGCGTGGATTGAAAGTCGGTAGCTTTGTGACCGGAAGTACGGGCGGTATATTCTATGCAGATACAGACGGAAAGTCCCATGCTGAACTTGACTATCTAACTGTACGAATGAAAGCCATGTTCTATGCTTTGGAGATTATCAAGACCGGAGTTATCGGAGGTCGTCAAATGATTACTCCCGGTGGTGCAATCGAATGTATCAAGATAGAAGATAGAAATGATATACTTGACGAAGAAGGCAACAAGACTGGCGAAAATGTTTGGGACTATTGGCGATGCTATTTCTACCAAGATGATGGTACGGAAGCATTAGATAATCGTTTCCGAGCAGGAGATATGGCTTTGGCACAAGACTTCAATATTAAGGAGGGAGTTTATGAGAATGTGTCAAATCATTACTTTTGGCGTTTAGTCGTAAACGTAGGAACTAATTACATTGACATCTCAAAAACTGATGCTGATGCAGCCAGTGATGCACCACGAGTAGGAGATACCATTTGCCAATTAGGTAATAAGACCTTTGTTGATG